CAAGTTTCTTTTCAGCATCTTTAACAGCAAAAATTGATGCTTCAACATCGTAGCCAGACTTCTCTAATGATCGTTGCGCCTTTGTAAGCAACTTCTGTTTGTCGTTCGCTTGCTTGCTGTCTCGCCCGTAGCCTCTAATGATTTGGTTAAAGTTTTCTTGAGCCAAACTAAGTTTTTGTGTTGCCTCACTCAAAGAGTTATTTGCTTCTAGAACCTGTTTCGTTGCATCACGAGCAGAACGCTGTGCCTGTGTAACACCCTTGATTGCGTCAATATATTTTTTAAGTTTCTCTGTAACAGTCTCAACCGCTTTCGCAGCACCACCGCCACCAAGACCAGTGAAGTTATCATCGCCACCACTACCTGAAACAGTTGGTGTAAGAAAACCACCGCTTCGCTCAGCATTTTTAACTGCCTGAATCGCACCAAGAGTTTTAAAAATTTGTGTTGATGCCTTCTGCGCATCTGTAGCGATACGCCCAAAAGAAATGTGGCTTGTATAAGTGAGTTCCGTCAATCCAGCACCAAAAAGGTTTGCTGCCTTAATCATTACATTTATGACAAATACAAACTTATTGTATAAATCAATAAAAGCATTCACTAAATCTTCTACAAGCCTGATTACAAAGTTGATTACAATGTGCACCACTTTGCGGAAACTTTCAAACTTAAGATACGCAGCGACTACAGCAACACCAAGAGCAATAAAAGCAGCAACAATTACACCAATCGGGTTAGCAAACAAAGCAACACCAAACAAATTTTGTGCAATAGCAGCAGCAATCGCTACCAAACGCAAAGCAACAAACAATGAAATCAACACAAGCATTGCATTACCAAACTTGCCCATATCTGTAGTCACATTTAAGAATCCCTGACCGAGCATTTTTAAACCGCCAGCAATACCTTGTTCGTTGAACGCTTCCTCAACTTTTGTGGCATAAGGAACAACGGTGTTTACCATAAAGTTTGCCAACTTCTCAAACAATGGCAACAACAACATACCGATCACATCTCTGACGTGCCCAAACGCTGCACCAATCTTAAAAGTTGCTGTCGCAGTTGATGCAGCAGTGCCACCAACCTGAACCTCAATTGCTTTCAACAAAGTGTCTTGCGCCTCCAGCATCTTGCCAGACTCAACAAGCGCCTTAATCTTTTCTTTCTCTTGTGCCGTAAAAGTGACACCCGAACGAGCAAGAGCAGTGATACCCTTGATCGGGTCATTTAACGCCTTGCCTAACTGTGTAGCGTTCTGTGTTGCCTCGCCGAAGCCAGCAGCAGCCAAATCAACAGCAGCGATAGTTGCACGATCAAACGCACCACCGACCTCATCAGCCGTGACAGCCAACTCTTTGAAAGTCATCAACTTTGCCTGCGTAAGTTTTATTGATTCGGCAGTAACACCCAACTCATATTCTTGAGCGTCAGCGAGTTTTATTAGGCGATCTGTTACCTGTTGAGAAGCAGCGCCGAACAATCCCATTGACTCAGCAACAGCAACCAAACGATCATCAGCCTGCTTTGCTAACTCTGCACCTTTGACCATCATCACAGAAGCAGCACCTAAACCAGCAGCGAGAAGCCCACCATATTTTGCAACGTTCTTTGCACCGTTCGCAAACGCACTGTCAATGGTTCGTAAACCGAATGACGCTTTATTTCCTGCGCCTTCAAGTTTCTTAAAATCTGAAATCGCTTTATTTATGCCCTTCGCATTAAAATCAGAGACAATGTTTACGCCAACAGCCATACAGATACCTTACTTTTGATTACTTAAGATTGCTTTGGTTGTATAAGCATCAACCGTTTTTATGATCTCTAAAACATCTTGTTCAATTATCGCTTGGTTACCTTTAACTGCACCGAACATAATCCGTGAACGAGTTGCCCCACGCTTGCTTTTTGTAGGTGATTTCTTGTCAAGATTATTTATGAAAGTTGATTTAGGACTTTCATAGTTGCCACGACCAGCAGAATCGTAAACTTGTGCGCCTGCATCTTTCTGTTGAATACGCAAAACAACTTGACCTTTGCCACGACTTGAACCTGTGCCTGCTATCGGTTTCACACCTGCTTTTGCTTTGCCAACCATATACGGAGGCATACGAGCAGCACCTCTACGATCACCTGAACTATGCCAGTTGCTTAACGGTTGAGCAGGAAACCGACTGCCAACAAGTTGCGCTAACGGCGTTGCCTTAGCAACTAAATCTTTACGCAAAGCAACAAACAAATCTTTCTCATACTGTTTCAAATAGCGCAAAGTTTCGTTGATGCCATTGAACTTTAGTTCTGTTGCCATAGCCGAACATCATACAACTAACGGCGTTTCGTTTGCGATTGCTTAACAACCCAACGATGATAAGCCAGCATCGTGTTCAACATTGATTCGCTCTCATTAAGTAAAACTGTTGGCGCAATATGATACTCATGAGCAAGGTGAGCAATCAGCCAATGTGCGGAATCATCACCAAACTTTATTTCTCTAAAGGGCTTTCAGCCTCATCTCGTGGCAACACCTGCGCAACAGTACCAATCCAATCAGGGTCAAACTTTAATTTAGTTTTGTTGCGATGTGTAAGAGCAGACCAAGCAAGCCAAGCAAGATCAGTTAAACGCATCTCTTGTTCAAACTTTACAACCGATCTTTGCCACGTTCTTTCAAACCCAACGAAGTCAGCGAACACTGCATCAACAGGTTCTTTCGTACCGTCTAGGTATTCAACTTCTAAAGCAATTCGCATTACTTCTCCTTCTAATAGTTTTTATTTATGCAGTTGTTTTAACGAGTGTTCCGCCAGTGAACGATAGCGAAGTCATCATCAACTCTCCGACTGCGCCAGCCACAGGTGTATGCGCTGCAAGGAACGCCCCTGTGATCGTGTAGGTCGGGTTCGTAGGTGTAGCAATACCTGTTTCGTGTTTGATGACAAGAGTTGTGGTTGTGCCAACAAGAGGAAAGATTGTTGCTTCAACTTGGCTTGTAGCGAAGTCTTGCATAAATTCAATATCAACAGAATTATTTTGCAAACCACCTGCGAACTTGTGCCCACCATCGCCGAACGCCGTTACCTCTACGGAATCAATTTCGTAATTTAGGGTGACTGAGTTAGATTTCGTGGATAGGTCAATCGCATTCACGGTGATTGATGCGTTTGTTAAAACTTTGACAGCCATTTTATTTGTCCATTTCTTTAGGTTCTTGTTTTGCTACTTTAACATTAACTTCCGCAAGATGTCCACCAGCAACAAGCGCATCAACATTGAAACCTTCAAGGTCATCGCCGTTAATGTTGTCGCCCTGTTTACCTAGTGTGCAGTTGTCGCTAACCACTTTATAGTTTGTCATCACATTCCTATCCGTGAACAGTTACTTGAAATTGAATTTGTAAAAACTCTGCATCAGCAGAATTCAAACTTGTTATGTTCGCACCCGATGGTAGCACCAAAGTTTGGCACACGCCACCAAGTGTTTTATCTGATTCAATCGCTGCACGAATACTGGTAGCACCTGAGTAGGAAAGAAAACCATCAAGAATTGTGTAGGCATTCCGATCAACATATCTGCCAACAATCACGAATATAGTCCAATCCATAGTGACATCACCGCCACCCATCGCACGATGATAATTAACAGAGTTCAAAACAGGAAACGCCAACGGTGGATTCAGTTGCTCAGGTTGAAAAGAAGTTGCACGCAAACCACTAACAGTTGCAAGATTAGTTGCCAACCCTGTAGCGACTTGCAAAATAGTGGCAGGCATTAAGCGATACCAAACCTGCGATACGGCGACAATAGATCACGCACATCAGGGTCAACAGCACGAACCGTTATCGCCATATCAGCGAACCCGACAACACCAAGCGAGGCATTAAGGCGTGCGAACTGGCGCATAGAAAGCAAAATGCACGCTTGGTTAATATCATCAGGCACAGCAGCCCAACCCCAAACCGTTGTAACTTGCACAGTTTCAAACGCTGGCGTAGTTAAAAGAGGAAAAGTATTGCCACCAACCATTCGTGCCGATTCGTAAGGTCGTGGGAAGATCGGAACATTTCTAGGCTGTAAAACATAATCTACGCCTTGCGTCAAAGTCTGAGCATAAGTGCCGTTGGCTAACGAATCAATCTTGATCGTGATAGTTGTAGTTGCAACATCTCTGTTAAACACAAGCAGATATTCGTTGTAAGGAAACATCGGAACAGCAGTGCTAGTCGTCTGATAAAAGAACCTGCCTGTGTAGCCATCAATGCGCCGAGAAGCAGACTCAATAGCATTTTCTAAAAGCGTGTCATCAGTTGAATCAGTAATGCGCAACGCAGATTTCAATTCGGCAAGAGTGCAGTAACCGTTCGTAATTGCCATATTTTATTCTTTCTTTTTTTTGCCACGATTCAATGATGCTGTTTCTGTTTTCAATTCTTGTACAGCAACTTCAACATCTATTTCAGGGGTCATATATTTGTGATCAAAACCTGCCTCACGAAGCGCAACGTCAACCGCTTTAACACGATCTTTCAAACCTCTGCGTTCGTAGCCTGCACGCTCCGCAAGTAATGATTCAATATATTTACTCATTTGTTTTCTCCATAAATAGTAAGGGTTGCTGACACCCCGAAGGATATCAGCAACCCGAACAACTATTTGATCAACTTAGAAAGTTGGTGTTACTAATCCAGTACCGCCGATAAGTGCGAACGCTTTGTCATATCGGTTTGCTGTGAACGCTGAGTATCCGTAAACAATCATTGTTACATCAAGTTCAGCAGCCTTTGGTTGCTCAAATCGCAACATCATCGGCTCGCCTGAACCTTGTTCAAACAAGTGTGCTTCTTGAGTGTTGCCCAAAATGATGACATCTTCGTTAGCACCTGCACCATTTGTTGTGATGACATTTGCATCAGTGATTACTGGCAAACCAAGAATTGTGTATCCGCTATTTCCGTACACTGGCGCACCATTACCTGAAGCAATCGCAGGCTGACCGTTGAAGTTCGGCACTGGCACAGCCAATGGTCGCTTCTGATCATCAAGTGATGCCAAGATGAAAGCAAGTCGGCGTGGGTGCATCAACATAAAGTTCGGTCCAGCGAAGAAGTTTGTTTGAATGCGCTGAATTGCATCAGCCAACTTCGGATAAAGTTCTGGAACTGTTGGTGATGCGTCTGTGTAAGTCACAACCTGCGTGATCACATTGGTTAGTGATGTTGCACTTGTTGTTACGAACAGCGAATCAAGATTCGTGTGGTATGCGCTAACAAGGTCAGCCATAACTAGCGAATCAATGTTTGTGCCACGCTCAATAGATTGGCGTGAAACATTCTGCTGACCAGCAACAGTGACGATTGAAACATCAAGTTTCGTGTCGTCCATGTTTGTTTCTTGAACAGCAGCACCTTCAGTTTGAACTGCGGTTGCTGAACCTGTTGTTACTTTGCTGATGCTGATAACTAGACCTTGATCAGGTAATTGATGCTTGCGAGCAACATCAAGGAAAGGGCGACCTGCACGAGCGAACGGCGCAGCCAACTCAGTCAAGAATTGTGGCACGATCAGACCAGCAAAGTTTGCGCTAGTAACATCACGGCGTTCAATCTTTTCTTCGTTCATATGGCGAGCAAGGCGCTGTTGCGCCGAGAAGTCATTGTTAAACTGTGCTGCGTAAGCATCTTTCAAGAAAGATGATTCTGCTTGTGGCGAGTAAGTGCGTGCCTCAGACTTTACAACTGTTCCACCAACAGCAACATCAAACTTCTTTTCTTTGCGAAGTTCTGCTGCTTCTGCTGAACG